AAAACAGCTAAAGAAACAGCCTTTGCCTTACGTGGATTACCCGCTCAGTTTACAGACATTGTAGTATCTCTCCAAGGTGGGCAAGCTCCTTTCACTGTTCTTCTGCAACAAGGTGGACAGATCAAGGATACGTTTGGTGGTATTGTCCCAGCATTTAAAGCTGTGGGTGGTGCTCTCCTAGCGATGGTCAGCCCTCTTACTGTTGTAGCTGGGTTGATTGCTGCTCTCGGTGTTGCTGCTTATCAAGGAAGTAACGAGCTTACGGAGTTTGGTAAGGCTGCTGCATCCTCTGCTGGATTCTCTGGAGTGACAGCAGACGCATTCTTAACAATGCAAAGAAATCTTGATGGTATTTCTGGTACCTCTAGAGATGCTGCCACTGCGTTAACTGCGCTGGAAAGTTCTGGTAAGATTGCTGGGGATCAGTTTGAGAAGATTGCTTTAGCTGCAATCAATATGCAGAGAGCTACAGGACAAGCAATCCAGGCCACTGTAGATGACTTTGCGTCTCTAGCCAAAGATCCTGTTTCCGCTGTAGTCACTCTTGATGATAAGTATAAATTCCTCACAGCTTCTGTACTAGCCCAAGTGGATGCTCTTCAAAGACAGGGTGATTTAATTGGTGCGGTTACGCTTGCTCAAAATGAGTTGGCTGCTGGAGCTGAGAGACTGGCTAAAAATGTACAAGACAATCTGGGTATTGTTGAAAAGTCTTGGCGCGGGGTTAAGGGTGCGGCCTCTGAAGCCTGGGACGCAATTCTTGGCGTAGGCAGACAACAATCTTCTGGTGATCAGCTTAAGCAACTACAAGACTCTCTCACACAACTTCAAACTCGTGGAGGTAGTGTAACTCCTACAGGGCAAGGAGTCTCAACAAGGACTTATGTTGGTGACGAAGGTGTTAAACAGCTTGAAGAGAGAATTAAGTTTCTTAAGCAATCTATCGACTTCACCAACAAAGAAACTGAAGCTAAAGCTGCTAACAAGAGAGCTGAAGAAGTATCACGACAAGCAGCTAACGTTGCGACTAATAGTCAGATATCAAGAAGTTCATCCTCTGGCACTCAAGTTGAGAGAGCAAGAAGTGAACTTGATAAGGTAGAAAGAGAGCAGAAAGCAATTCTTGCTTATGCTTCCTTGAAAGGTGTTGAACTTACTGAGGAACAAACATCTCTCTACGTCAAGAATAAGACAGACTCTGAGCGTAAATTAGCTGAGGCAATTAAGGCTGATGCTGAGAAAGGTAAGACTAAATCCTCTCCTGTAGACAACACACAAATACAGGAAGTAAAGAATAATCTTGATTCTATAAAATCTGAATATTCTAATTACTATAAGGAAGTGACAGCACTTGGTGAGGCTAACATTGTCTCTCGTGCTGCTACATATGCTTCTCAGAAGTCTATCCTTGAAGCTGAGGCTAAAGCTGTTGATGATTCTTATGAACAACAGATTTCTGCTATTAAACGTCTACAAGGGAATAAGTCTAACTCCGCACAAGCTAATATCTCTCTTAACAACCAACTCAATAAAGCTGAATCTGATAGAGCTAAAGCTGCTGAAGAGAATGACTCCAAGCAGGAAGTATTAGCCACTAAAGAGAAAGGTCGTATTGATGCTCGTACAGCTTCTATTGAAGCCTATAATGATGCATTAAGACAACAGATTGAGAATACAGCCGTAAGTGGTGAAAGACAAGCTGCTGCTGTTGGTAAGGGAGACAGACAAGGTAAAGTAGATGATGCTCTAGCTGAGAACGACAGGTCTTATGCTAAAGGACAGCTTGCTCTTGAGAAACAATTCAAGACAATGGACCCTGAAGAATATGCTGCTAAGCTCAAAGGATTGTCTGAAGCTCATACAGCAATGGCAGATCAGATTGTAGCTAATGATGCTCGTATTCAAGAGGCTAACGCAGATTGGACTAATGGCTTTACAAAGGCTATTCAGAACGCTGCTGATGAAGGGAATAACTTTGCTGATTCTGTAAACAGAGCAGTGAGTGGTGCCTTTGATAGCATGGGTGAGGCTCTTGGTACATTTGTTACTACAGGTAAGCTAAACTTCAGTGACCTTGCTAGAAGTATCATTACCGACCTTGCTAAGATTGCCG